CAAGGCATTAGTGTTAATACAAGTTATAACCCTTTGCAATACGACGGCGAAAAGATTCCAATGAGTAAGATGTTAGAAGATATTATTACTTTTTATAAGTACGGCGGAAAGCAATTGTATTACTTTCAAACATATGACGGCGCAGGCGAAGTAACAGTCGAAGATGATGCAGACTGCGACAGTTGCAAAATATAAGGAAATACAATGAGTAGAAGTGTAATTAATTTTAGTAAAGAAAAAAGTCATATTGATAGTCCAATGTTCTTAGACCCAAACGGGTCAATGGGCATACAGCGTTATGAAACGCTAAAATACGAAAAAATCGATAAGTTAACTGATAAGCAGATGGGATTCTTCTGGAGACCTGAAGAAGTAGAACTTAATAAAGATATTAAAGATTTCAAACAATTAAGCGACCATGAAAAGCATATCTTTACATCCAATCTTAAACGCCAAATACTATTAGACTCTGTGCAAGGTAGAAGTCCTAGTTTAGGATTCTTGCCATTGATTAGTATCCCTGAGTTAGAAGCATGGACTACACTGTGGTCATTCAACGAAACAGTGCATAGCAGAAGTTATACGCATATCATTCGTAACATTTACGCAAATCCAAGTATTGTGTTTGATGAGATGATGGATATTCAAGAGATTATCGATTGTGGTGCTGATGTAAGTAAGTACTACGACAACTTAATTGAGTACAGCAATTACTATCAGTTACTTGGTTACGGCACACACACAGTTAATGGTAAGAAAGTAGAAATCACAGAGTACGAGTTAAAGAAACGTATTTACTTAGCAATGCTAAGTGTAAATGTACTTGAAGGAATTAGATTCTACGTATCGTTTGCTTGTAGTTGGGCATTTGCAGAACTTAAATCAATGGAAGGTAACGCTAAGATTATTAAGTTAATTTGTCGCGATGAGAACTTGCATTTAGGGTTCACACAAACCGTTCTTAAGATGATGTCAAAGGATGACCCAATCTTTGCAAAGATTGCAGAAGATACAAAGGAAGAAGCAACAAAGATGTACTTGGATGCAGTACAGCAGGAAAAGGAATGGGCTAAATACTTGTTCAAAGATGGTTCTATCATTGGATTAAATGAAGAGTTGCTTTGTCAGTACGTTGAGTTCATTGCTAATAAGCGCATGAAAGCAGTTGGATTAGAATCACCGTTTAAGACAGGTTCGGACCCACTGCCGTGGACAGGAAAGTGGATTTCGGGTTCAGAAGTACAAGTGGCACCTCAGCAGACGCAGATAACTTCATATGTTATTGGTGGCGTTAAGCAAGATATTACAGACGATACACTAAAAGGATTTTCTTTATAATGTGGTGTGACCCGTCATTAATATCATCTGATTTAATGGTATTTGCTAAAAAATTAAACTGCAATCACATTATGGGTGTGAATGTAGAAAGTGACACAGCATATAACATGCACAATTGTCACAATAATACAAACACCCATGTTGACGCTTATGGTGGAAAACGAATAATTGGTTATTATTTTTTAGAAGGGTTCAATACCATACAAGCAATTAGGCATAGTGTGTGGGAAACGATTAAAGGTAAGTTAATTGATATAAACCCGTACCCATTGGATAAGAAACATATTATATTTGGTATTAGTAAAATACAAAATAGTGATTATTCAATAAGTAATTGTTATTCTAACTCTCTTGATAAATACATTAAACAAGAGAGTGAGTTTATGTATTACGTATATCAATTAGTTGACCCGAGAACAAATTTGCCATTTTATATAGGAAAGGGACAAGGAAACCGTGCACAAACACACCTATGTAAGAGTAAATCAACGAGAAATCAATATAAAGAAAATAAGATTGCATCTATCCGAAGATGTGGATTGGAGCCGTTGATTGAATATATTGCTGAAAATATAATTGATGAAAACCTTGCATACGATATGGAAGCAACGCTAATAAAACAGCATGGAAGAAAAGGTTACGATAAAGACGGTATTTTAACCAACATATGCATTGATAGACGACCACCAAGTCATAAAGGAAAAACGTACGAAGAAATATTTGGGGAAGTGGAGGGGAAGCGCCAACGCGAGCACAGAGCATGGTTGCAAAAAGAACGTGGTGGATACGGACCAAGTACACAAACTGACGAAACGAAGAAAAAGATTAGTGAAAGTGTGATTAAAGCACATGCTAATAGAGATTGCTCACATTCAGACCTTACTAAAAAATTAATAGGGGAAGCAAATGCAAAATACAACGGAAAAAACAACAAACGGAGTCATTGTTATATATTGACTAGCCCACTAGGTGAAATATTTGAATTATGGGGCGGTGAGTTAACCACCTTCTGTATTGATAATAACCTAAGTTGTTCCACATTGCAAAAACAAATACAAAAAACACATTCTGCTATACCAAAACATGGAAAAACAGCAGGATGGAAATTGGAGAATAAATTATGATTACAATTTACAGCAAAGACGGATGTCCATATTGCGTTAAAGCAAAAGACCTATTAGAACAGTACAGTATTGATTTCAACGAAGTTCGCATCGACGAAGACGAATTAGCGAAGAAATTTGTAGTAGGTGAAGGACATAGAACAGTACCACAACTATATGTAAACAAAACACTATTAGTCGAAGGTGGGTACGATGGGTTAAACGCAATGACACAAGAGTTAATTGAAACTCGTGTAACTAACATTATGGATGCACAATGATACAGATTTACAAAGATACCATCTATAGTTTTAAGTTACTAAGTGGCGAAGAATTCATTGCTAAGGTTGATGATATTAATCAAACCGATATTCATATTTTGAATCCACTAAGTATTACACTAACAGCACAAGGTCCTGATACATTGCCTGGAATGATTGCAGGTGACATGACGAAACCAATGCAATTAAATAAATCTGCTATTGCTGTTATTGCACATGTTCAGGAACATATACAAGCATCGTACGAGCAAGGCATCGAAGAAATGCATGCTGAGAAACCCAAACAAGTTCTTACTGAATAAATAATAGTATGCCATCAGTAAGCAGACAAGGAGATTCACTAAGTACAGGACACGATTGTGTAGGTTCAACCACACTCAGTACGCCTGGACAAAGCAGTGTATTTGCTAATAGTATATTAGTTGCACGCGCAGGAGATAGCACAGTAGCACACCCAATTGGCGCTCCTGCATGTCCAAATCACGTTGCATCAGTAAATGCAGGAAGTTCGAGTGTTTTTGTTAATGGCAGTGCTGTTGCACGTGTTGGTGATTCTGCAGATGCAGGTGCATTGACATCGGGCAGTGGCAACGTATTCGCTGGATAATAACGTATGAATCATGTTAATTTTATGTTCTTGCCTGGAAGTTGTGGTGACTTTTTTGTTAAATCATTGCATTTAATAAATGGGGTTTCTATAGAAGGATCATGTATGAATGGATTTTCCGCTCAAGAAAAATTCTTAGCACATAGTTATTCCAATGCAAAAAAATATAAAAATTACACTCAGTTCGAGGATGCTAATACAATTGAAACCTCATGGAATCACACTGAGATAGATAGATGCAACACGATGGTATGGTATAAGAATAATCATGCATTTACAAATCTACAAAAAGATAATATATTGGGTGAATCCGAAATTGAAATTCGTATTATTATGAATTGGAAAAATATGGAAAAATTCGTATTATGCAATGCGTTCTTCAAAAATACATCAATCACGTCAGACTATTTAGATGAACACAATCGTGCAATGCAAGAAGCAATGCAAGATACTTCTATTATTCTTATTCTTGTCAATTTACAGAATATAGTGGATAGTGAAGCAAAATTTCTCGAAGAGTATTATAACATTGCGCAGAATATATGCAATGAAACAGATATCAATGAGGAATATGCAGTGATGCTATATAACGAATGGAAAACGACACTTCCGACTAATTTTGATGATATTCCATTAGAGAAATATCTACTTAAGAGTTAATACATATGCCATTTCATTGGATAGATAAATTAAACGAAAGTAATAGTCGTTTACATAAAGAAGAAGTAATAGGCGAAGCACTTACTGCATGTACGTTAGGTAGCAGAGAAGCATGTATATTCTTAGAAAATGCACAAGAAGCGTACGACCCATTCACTAAATTTCACACTCAGCAAGTACCTGTAACTGAAGGGTTAACTAACAAGAAGAACAGTTGGCACTTCTTTCAATTCTTACTTAAAGATTTAAGTACAAGACGTATTACAGGACATACAGCATTGCGCAATATTGCAGAACTTAGTAAAGAGTTTGATAGTGATAATTGGAATAAGTTGGCACGTCCTACGCTATTAAAGGATTTACGTATTGGTGCTACGGCTAAGACATTCAATAAGATACTAAAAGGTACAACGTACGAAATACCCACATTTGAATGTATGTTAGCAACGGACTCAAAGAAACATCAGAAGAAGTTAGTAGGACAAAAATTTGTACAAAAGAAATTAGACGGCGTTAGAACAATAGCAATACTGCATAGCACACACATTGAGTTACGTAGTAGAAATGGTAAGTTGTTTGAGAACTTTAAATCAATTGAACGTAGTTTACGTAAAGTAAGGGATGTAATGTACAAAGCATTGCCTTATATGTTTGACCCTATTGTGTTAGATGGTGAAATTATGAGCGATGATTTCCAAACTCTAATGAAACAAGCAAATCGTAAACAAAATGTACAAACTGATGACTGTGTATTCAACGTGTTTGATTATGTAACGTACAATGAGTTTCAAGCAGGGTTAAGCACTCAAGTACAAGAAGACCGATACATTTTATTAGACGGAGTTAGTGAAAAAATACAAGATTTGGATAATATTAATATATTAGAAACCCCTATGTTAGTGGACTTAGATACAGAAGAAGGTCATACACAGATGACTGATTATGCCACTGAATGCGTATCTAATGGATACGAAGGCATTATGATTAAAGACCGTTTTGGTATATATGA